ATTTTAAAATATTATATTTGAGGAAAATAACCTAAAAGATTACCTTTATGCCATTTAAGGAAAAGAACTCTCTCTATTTTCCCTCTCATCTTTATACCATTAATTGTTATTCCGAAAATTGGATCATATTTAATAAATTTTTGAGAAATAGTGTTTGCTATACCTTCTATCATTATAGTATCGCCCGGATTAACTTCGGAGGCATTAATAAATTCAATTTTCATAATTTTATCATTTTAAAGTTTTTATTATTAATTAACAACATAACCGGCTTCAATAAAACCGTCACCATCAATAACTATTTGTTTACCTTCTTTTGTGATTTTAGTATCTAAAATTGAAGTAAGTGTTTGACCGTAAAAATTAATAGTAAATTCAACTAATTGGTAAAATAAGTTTTCATCACCTTTTGGAGCTTTAACTTTTTCTAATTTTTTAATTTGTAAGTTTTTCATAATTTTATCATTTTAAAGTTTGTATTTGTCTAACTGACTTTTATATTATAGATCTCTACTTTTTAAATGTAAACAATTATTTTACATATTTTAAAATATATTTTATTTTTTGCAATTTAAGGTTTACAAATAAGAAATTGCATTTTATAATTATTTTCTTTATTAACCTTAAATTAAAATAAATTATGTCTACTGATGATTTAATGTCTTTAGAAGAAATACAAGCTTTGCTTAAAGATAAGAAGCTTTATGTGATTGCAGAAGCTACAGGATTAACTTATCCGACTCTTAAAAAGCTTGCTGATGGTAAAAAAGCTAATTATACTTATGGCACTTTACTGAAAGTAACAAACTATCTAAGACCTACTAAAACTACGGCAAATTAAGCTTCATCTTAGTTTGATTGGAACGTAAATATTATAAATTAAAATAAATATTTGATATGGTTAAAAATTCTATTATTGACCAATATCTTTCAGCTGGTAAAAACTTAATGCCTTTAGATGTTAAAATACCTAGAAAGAATTGGAGAACTACAATATTTTCTAGTGAACAGCTTCATAGCCACAATAGCAATATTGGTTGGCAAATAGGTTTTAAAGATCTTGTTGTTGATGTTGATCCTAGGAATAATGGAGATAAGAGTTGGGCTAAATTATGTGAAAGATTTAATTTAGATTTAACCCCTACAGTTAAAACGCCTAGAGGTGGTTATCATTATTATTTAAAGATTCCTGAAAAATACAATGATTATTCTTTCAAGAAAACTTTAAAAGAATATGAGGGTGTTGATTTTTTAACTGAAGGATCTTATTGCCTAATAACTTCTTGCTCAACTGATAAAGGTGATTATGTTTGGTGCGATGATTTATTTGGTAAATTCGAACAACAAGAAACCCCTGAAGCAATATTTAATCTTATTGCTTACAAATTAGAAACTAATGACTTAGGAGATTTTGAAGGTTTAATCGGTGGTAAATCTGCTAATTGGTCCGAAGATAAAGTATTAGAAATGCTTGAAAAACTTGATCCATCAATGGGAAATGATGAATGGGTTAAAGTTGGAATGGCTTTGCATGATTGGGACCCAGTTAAGGGTTTAGATTTATGGGAAGATTGGAGTCAAGACGGTGATAATTATGAAGAAGGAATGACAGAAACCAGGTGGAAGAGTTTTGATGTTTCTGGCGGTGTTACTCTTGGCACTATATCTTATATGGTTAAAGAAGTTAATTATGATGAAGCTTCCGAGCAAGTAAATAGATATTTAGATAAGATTAAATATGCTAATGAAAAGGATTTAGAGTTTGAATTAATACCTAAAATTAAAAAGCATAACTTTTCTAAGATTAATCTTGAGAAGATTGTAAAAGCTATTCAAGATAGATATAAAGATATTTCTAACGTAAAAATCCCGATAAGCAATATCAGGAATCTTTTAAGCGGTGTTGAAATAATTAATGGAACTTTTGTTGAAGAAGGTGAAGCGCCTGATTGGTGTAAAGAATGGGTTTATATTAATAGTCATACAGCCTTTGCAAATCTTAATACTTTAAAGATATTAAAAACAGAAGCTTTTAATATTAAAAATGGTAAACACGTTCCTCCTTCTGTTAATGGCTCAAAACAATCAGCAGCTAAATATATTGCTGATAGCGGTTTTATTGATACCGTTGATGCAATGGCTTATTTACCTAATACTCATGAGCCTGTTGTTGAAATAGATGAATATAAAGTATTAAATTGTTTTAATCCTAAAACAGTTCCTACAGCAGCAATTGAATATTCTGAAGAAGGAAGAGCCGCAATAAGTTTAGTTAAAAAACATATTAAATTTATTTGCACGACTAAAAATAATAGCGATATTTTTACTCAATGGCTAGCTCATCAAGTGCAATTTCCAGGTAAACAAATCCTTTGGAGTCCGGTTATTCAATCAATTCAAGGTGTAGGTAAATCATTTTTTGGCGAATTACTTAGATGTTGTTTAGGTGATAGGAATGTAGGAACAGTAAGCCCCGGACAAGTTGTAAGTGATTTTAATGGTTGGGCTACAAATGTTAGTGTGAATGTTTTAGAAGAATTAAGGGTAAAAGGACATAATAGATATGATGCTATTAATAGTTTAAAACCTTTAGTTACTGATCGGATGATTCAAATTAATGATAAAGGTGTAAAGCAATATATGACTTACAACACAACTAATTATATTTGTTTTACTAACTATAAAGACTCATTGCCTATTGATCAAGATGATCGAAGATGGTGGATAATATTTACTCAAATAGAATCATTAAATGAATTAGTTGAATATGTAGGCGAAAGTGCTGAAACATATTTTCCTAAACTATTTGGAGCGGTTAGAACTTACGGTAATGAAATTAGAAAATGGTTATTGGAATATAAATTATCTGATGAATTTTTAGCTATAAAACAAGCCCCTATGACTGATGATAAACTTTCTATGATTGCAACTGAAGAATCTTCTTTTGAAGGGTATTCAGAATTAAAAGAATTGATCGAAAAAGGGGGAAAATATTACAATAAAGAGGTTGTTTCTTCATCAGATTTATTCGATGCTTTGCTTTTTGAATATCCGGATTTAGACATTCAAACTAGTAAAAAACATCTTTTAATGAAAAAATTAGGATTTAGTGCTGTTGCAAAACCGATAAAAATTGACGGAAAAGCGAGAAGAATTTGGCGAAAGAAAAATTACTCTAATGAAAAAATTAGAGAATTATTAAAATAAGGTTACTACTAAGGCTAAAGTTACAAGAAAAAGTTATAGGTTTTGAAAGGGTTGTAACTTTTTTATTTTTTCCTGAAGCCTTTTATTTATTGCTTTTATTATTATTTTATTTATATAAAGTTACAAGTTACAAGTAATAATTAAAGTATACATATAATAATAATAAAAAATATATAAAAAATAAAATAATAAATATGTATATAAGGGCTTAGCGCCTATATATCTTGAAACCTGTGACTTTTAACCCCTTGGAGATAAGCATACCTTGGCTTTAAGAGGGTTACTAGGCCTGAAACCTTAGTGTAACCTATTAAAAAGGGTTAGTTTTGAATGTACTTTTAGGATTTGTAAAATATAATTTATGTTTTTAATATTAATTTAGTTAAAAAATGGCACAAAAAGATTTAATTCCTGTTACCCAAAGAACCAAAGAGGAAGCAAAGAAAATTAGTAGCAATGGTGGAAAAAAATCCGGAGAGGCTAGAAGGAAGAAAAGAGACTTGAAAGAACGCTTTAAAATTGCTTTAGAATTTATGGGAAATGAAAAAGCAAAAGCTCTTAAAAAATCTGGCCAATTAGATAAAGCCGCATTAGTAAAAGAAGTAGGCTTAGAAGTTTATTCTCTATTAGAAATTGCGAGCAATACTTTAATTGATGAAAAAGTTCAAGCTTCAGCATGGAATGATGTAATGGACAGAACAGAAGGTAAACCCGTTCAGAAAAATATTCTTGATGCTACAGTAAATGAATCTCAAGAACTTTCTGATAAGGAAAAAGAATTAATTGATAGGCAAATTGCAAAGCAAGCTAAAAAACTAAAGAATGACTGATCTTTATAATACTGATACATTAGATCACCTCGTTCAGAGCAAGTTAAGCTGCTTTTATGAGCAATCTTTTCCTAAATTTGACGCCGGAGAGGTTTATTTAGATAATTGGTATATTGAGCTCCTGTGTGAGTATTTAGAGGCATTTGGTAGAGGTGAAATTAAAAACCTTAATATCAATATCCCTCCTAGATTTGGTAAATCAGCTTTATGCAATGTTGCTTTTTCGATGTGGTTACTAGGCCATAATCCTAAAATGAAAATAATAACTATTTCTTATGGTGCAACATTATCTCAAAAATTACATGGTTACGGTCGAGCAATTTCAAATACTTCTTGGTATAAAAGGGCTTTTCCTAGATTTAAAATTGATAATTCTGCTAAGTTTGGAAAGATTGATGAAAGCGAAACTAAAAATACTCAAAGCCAATTTATTACAACTGAAGGAGGTTTTAGAATAGCTGCTTCAACAAATGGAGCATTAACAGGTGAAGGTGGTAATATTTTAATCTTTGATGATTTAATGAATCCGGCTGAAGCTTTATCAGTAACACAAAGAGAATCAGCTTTAAATTGGACTAGAGGAACTGCTTTTTCCAGGTTTAATAATAGGAAGCTAGGTCAAAAGCTTAATATTCAACAAAGATTAGGCGATGAAGATTTTACAGGAACTTTTGTTGATGATGGATGGGAAAATGTAATTATTCCTATTCAAGCAAGACAAACTAAAATTTATAGTTTTGGTGATGTTGTTAAAGTTTATAAGAAAGGTGAATTTATAGAGCCTAGAAGGTATGGGCCTAATGAAATGAAGCAAGATAGAATTGATATGGGTTCTAAAGTTTATGAAGCTCAATTCTTTCAAGAGACAGAGCCAGACGACGGCGAAGTATTTAAAAAAGAATGGTTTAAATACTGGATGTTTTTGCCTAAGATGGATTATTATGCTATTTATGCTGATACTGCTTCAAAGGAAGGAAGGGACAATGACTATACTGTTTTTATGTGTTGGGGACTTCTTACTAAAAATGGAAGAAAATACGCATATTTGATTGATGTTTATAGGGAGAAAGTAACAACCCCTAAGCTTTTAAAGGCTTCTAAAGAGTTCTGGTTAAAGCATAAAAATAATGAATATAAAGTTCCATTGATTAAATTTGCTGTTGAAGATAAATCTTCCGGCATAGGATTAATTCAATTGTTAGAAGATGAGACAAATATACCAGTTACTAAATTAATTCCTGAAAAGGATAAGGTGGCTAGAGCTAATGATATACTGCCTAGAATGGAATCATCACAAGTTTTATTTCCTAAAGATGCTCCATTCTTAGCAATATTAGAAAAAGAATTGCTTCTTTTTTCATCTAAAAAGAACAATAATAAAAAAGATCAGGTTGATACACTGACTTATGCAATAAAAGATTTACTTTTTGATCCTGAAGATGATAAAAATAAACCTTTAAACTATTCGGCTTTAATAAACGAAGTTAATAAATTATGACAAACAAAAATAAAATATCTAAAATAACTAATGTGGATAATACTGATGAAGCATTAAATACTGATGGTTATGTTGATTGCGCTAAAAAATTAGGCACAAGAAAATCAGGCAATACTGGCTTTTCATTAAATTTAGGCGATGATTCATTATTTGCTGCTTTATATACAGGAAATGGATTAACTAAAAGATATATTGATCTTTTAAGTGATGATATGACTCGTCAATGGGTTACTATTCCTGAAGATACTGACGGAATAATTTTAAATTATCTTGAAAGATTAAAAGCTAAGAAAGAATTTAAAAATGCTTTAAGGGCTTCAAAATTATTCGGTGGATCAATTATCTTTATGGTTATAGATGATGGCGGAGAGCCCAACGATCCTGTAAATGTCAATAATATTAGATCAGTTCAAAAGCTTAAATTCTTTAGTAGAAAATATGTTACTATTGATACTTTGAATTATTATACTGATGCAGCAAGCCCTAAGTTTGGTGATCCTGAATTCTTTACGGTAACAAGTGGAAGCCAGGTATTAACTATTCATGAAAGTAGATGTTTAGTTTTTAGAGGAGAATATTATCCTTTTGATGAATTAGGATTGCAAACAAATTATGAAACTTATTGGGGATTATCAATATTACAATCAATCCATGAAGAATTAGAAGATTATGGATTAGCTCAGCAAGCTTTAATGAGATTATTAACTAAAGCAAATATTGATGTTCTAAAGATCAAAGGTTTAATGGGTTTATTATC